AACATACCGCTGATAGAGAAATCTTTGGCAACGACAGATACATCTCTCAGTTTATCAATGACCAGTTCCCTGGCCAAATTGAATTTAATCGTAACCTAATCAACGTAACCTCTATTGATATCGAGGTTGCATCAGATGATGGTGTCCCAGAACCCGAACAAGCAGAACACCCTATCATATCTATTGCAATGAAGAACAATATTGACAATACTTATTATGTATGGGGTCTTGGTGATTTTGATGTAGATAAGACCTATATGAAATCGCACCGTGTTGTATATGAACACTGCATATCCGAAGTAGATTTAATAAACAAGTTTATCAATCATTGGTCTTTACCAAGTCAGTGCCCAGATATTATTACTGGCTGGAACACTATGTACTTTGATATACCATACATTATTAATAGAACAATCAGATTACTTGGCGACGATGCTCCTAAAAGACTATCTCCATGGGGTATGGTTGACCGAAGAACTGCCCGTAAAATGAACAGAGAACAAACTGTCTTTGATATCAAGGGTATTGGTCATGCAGATTACATGGAACTCTTCCAAAAATATACTTACACAGCTCAAGAATCTTATGCTCTTAATCATATTGCTCACGTAATTCTAGGCGAGAAGAAACTATCTTATGAAGAATATGGCTCACTTCACAGCCTATATAAAAATGACCATCAAAAATTCATTGATTATAATATTAAAGACGTTGAATTGGTTGACCGACTAGAAGATAAGATGGGCCTTATTACTCTTATGTTAACCATGGCTTATAAAGGTGGCGTTAACTATTCAGATACATTCGGAGTCACTGCAATCTGGGATACTATTATTTACAGATATCTTAATGACCGAAAGATTGCCATGCCTTTCTCCGAGAATAAGATTAAGACTAATTACCCTGGCGGTTATGTTAAAGACCCAGTAGTTGGTTTACACGAACACGTGGTATCATTCGACCTTAATTCACTATACCCATCAATCATCATGCAGTATAATATGTCACCCGAGACCATTCAGAATGGCGAAGTCTTACCTATTAACATTGATAAGATACTAGATGGTTATACCTTTGAACGAGATGGTCATGCTGTAGGTGGTAATGGTCAGTGCTTCAGTAGTGATAAGAAGGGCATGATGCCTACTCTAGTAGATGATTTATATAGTGAACGTGTTGTAATCAAGAAACAGATGATTGAGGCTCAGAAAGAATTACAGAATGTAGTCCCTGGAGATAAACAGAAACTATATGATATTGAACGTAGAATATCTGTGGCAGAAAATCAACAGATGGCTATTAAAATTCTACTTAACTCCCTTTATGGTGCTATGGGTAACAAGTACTTCCGTTTCTTTGACCAACGTATTGCCGAGGCCATTACACTCTCTGGTCAGTTGACTATCCGATGGGCAGAAGTCGCACTAAATAAGTACCTAAATAAAGTAATGAACACAGACACAGATTATATTATTGCCATTGATACAGACTCGCTCTATGTCAATCTTGGCCCATTGGTCGAACAGGTCAACCCATCCAATCCTGTTGACTTTCTTGATAAAGTTGCTAGTGAAAAACTAGAACCAGTCCTTAGTCAGGCATATCAAGAACTGTTCGACTGTATGGGTGGCATTGATAATCGTATGGTTATGAAGAGAGAGGCCATTGCTGACCGTGCAATATGGACTGCAAAGAAAAGATATATCCTTAATGTCCATGACAATGAAGGTGTTAGATATAAAGAACCAAAACTAAAAATCATGGGTATCGAGGCCATCAAATCTTCTACCCCTGCACCATGCCGTGATGCTCTTAAAGAGTTATTCAAAGTTATTATGAAGGGTTCCGAGAGTGATAACCAAAAGGCAATATTACAATTTAAAGATTACTTCCAAACATTACCTGCACATGATATTGCATTCCCACGTGGAGTTAGTAATGTTACAGAGTATTCAAATATGCAGACCATCTACAAGAAAGGTTGCCCAATGCATGTTCGTGCTGCTCTACTCCATAACAGAATGTTAAAGAATAAAAGTCTTACCAAAAAGTATCAGCCAATCAAGAATGGCGAGAAGATTAAATTTATATATCTCAAATCTCCCAACCCTATCAAAGAAAACGTAATCGGCTTCATGCAGTATCTCCCAAAAGAGTTCGAATTGGAACACTATATAGATTATGAAACCCAATTTCAAAAAACATTCCTTGACCCTATTGAACCTATCTTCAAGGCGATTGGATGGAATACCGAAGAAACTTCAAGTTTAGAGGACTTTTTTGGATAAAACACTTTACTTTTATGGAAAAGTATAGTATAATATACATATTAACACACTAAGGAAATATTATGAAACTAGTTAGAATCTCATCAGGAGAAGAAATTATCGGAGATGTTACAGAAAATGACAACTCTTATATTATTAAAAATGGATTTATCTTAATCCCAGGCGGAGAAGGTAAGATTGCTTTCATGCCATTTATGCCATACACTAAGAATGCTAAAGATGGTCTTAAAATCAATAAACAATTTGTACTGTTTGTTGCTGACCCATTAGATGAATTAGTACAACAGATTGAGGCACAACTTAAGCCTAAATCATCTTTAATCACACCAAATACGGATATCATAGTCTAATGAATATAAGTGCTCGAACAGGTGAATGGGTCCAGAAAATCGGCCAGTGGCATCAAGACAGAAATCTAATTGATGGCGCGACTGATAAAGACCAAGTATGTAAACTGATTCAGGAAGTCGGTGAACTTTCTGATAATGTATGTAAGGGTAAAGATGTCGCAGATGATATCGGTGATTGTATGGTAGTACTAATCAACATTGCAATGAGAAATAATCTCACTATTGATAGATGTTTAGAAGTAGCTTACAATGATATTAAAGACCGAAAGGGAAAGATGGTAGACGGAATCTTTATCAAGGAGGAATAATGGCAGGTAATCAACCAAAATATCCAATCTATATTATATCAAAGGGTCGTGCTGACACTAGACTTACAGTTAAGACACTAGAAGCAAATGGCACCCCTTATACTATAGTAGTTGAACCACAAGAATATAACGATTACGCTGCAGTCATTGACCCAGATAATATTCTAGTTACTCCATTTTCAAATCTAGGTGAAGGTTCTATTCCAGTCCGTAACTTTGTTTGGGAACATGCATGTTCAACAGGTGCAGAAAGACATTGGATTCTTGATGATAATATACAGCATATGTATAGACTCCATAAGAATGCAAAGATTAAGATAACAGACGGAACGTGCTTTAGTGCTAGTGAAGAATTTACTGATAGATATACAGATGTCAAAATGTCAGGCTTAAACTATAGTTACTTCTTACCAGCAACTACAAAGCGACCACCTTACTATCATAATACTAGGGTCTATTCCTGTATTCTATTGGCTAATGATATCTATCCAGAATATGCCTGGAGAGGTAGATTCAATGAAGATACAGATTTATCACTAAGGATTATGAAAGGTGGATACCATACAATGTTATTTAATAACTTTGCGTGTGGTAAGATTACTACCATGACAATGAAAGGTGGTAATACAGAAGAACTTTATAACATTGACCAAACAGGTGACCAAGGGAATCGTAAAGGTAATGAAGAATATGATAACCGAAGAGAGTTTGCTGAGTCATTACAAAGACAGCATCCTGATGTAGTTAAAGTTACTTGGAAGTGGGGCAGGTGGCATCACCATATTGATTATTCAGTATTTCAGAAGGGAAAACCTACCCTAAAATCAGACCTAAATATATCTAAAGGTATAGACAATAAAGGTCTAAAACTAGTCAGATTAAAACAGGAGGCAATATAATGGCAGTTAAAAATAATTCAACCAAAGATAGACAAGCCAATTACGAAGGTGAAAGTCTATTTGTATTATCTGGAGAAGAGGTACAAGAAACACCACATCAGTGGGATTCTATGCCAGAATTCGACCAGAAACAAAACGAAGCATGGAAAATGTTAAAGATTAGATTCCGTAACGAAGAAGACCTTGCTAAGTTTGCAGAACTTGTCGGACAAACTGTAACACCTAAAACAAAAGGTATTTGGTTTCCAGCGGCAGATAAAAGTAAGAACTCTCTATTGAGATGGATGCACGAAGACCAAATTGAAGGCAATCCTGATGTAGATGCAGTACTTGATGAAGGAGAAATAAAGGTAGAATAAACATGATTGATGTTAAGAAGTATATATCGGAAGGTCAAGACATATTTGCAATATTGGATGGGTCAGAACAAGAATCAAATTTCAATATTGAAAAGCTAGTAGAGGATTTGATTGCTGACTATTCAAATCAAACCATACAAAGACATACTGTTTATATCCCATCTAAGGGACGAGCATCTTCTCATACCACATATAATCTATGTGTTGAAGAGCAAATACCATGTAGAATAGTAGTTGAACCACAGGATTACGTAGAATATGTTGAGACTGTTCCGCATAATCATCTACTTACCTTAGATAAAAACGACCAAGGCATCCAATACGCACGAACTTGGATTAAAAATTATTCAAAATCTCAAGGAGAATCTTATCATTGGCAAATGGATGATGATATGAAATACTTTACAATGAGAATGGATGATAAAAACAAGAGGGTTAATCTATTACACTCAATGTCTATTATTGAACAAGTGTTTACTATCTTTGAAAATGTTGCGGTAGGTGGTATGACCTCTAATGCATTTGCTTTCTCTAAACCAAAACCTATTAAATTAAATCAATTAGGTTATGGCTGTTCCATTATTAATAATGATTTCGACCAAGATTGGAGAGAAGGAACAGTAGAAGATTGGGATTATACATTACGTGCTCTAGAGGCAAAAATGTGCACCATGGCATTCTCTCATATCAATTTCCAAACTCCCTCTTCTGGGACTAATGCTGGTGGTAATCAATTAACTGATTGGGCTAGTGTAGAAAAAAGAAAAGAATTTTATGACCATTTTGCATCTCTTTGGCCTAAGAACTTTAGAGTTGTTGAGTTAGTAGAAGGGTCAAGCAAAGGATACAAGTTAGAGCATAAACGAAGATTCTTTAATGATTATAAAAATTTAAAATTAATATTAAAAACCTCTTTACAAGCAGACTGATTTGTAGTATAATATAGGTATTATGGATAAAGTATCAGGCACACTATTCGAGTCACTCTTTGACATTCAAACTAATAAGAGTATTGACTTACCAACATTTAAAGATTTTGAAACTATACTATATCGCCTTTCCGAGAAACCAAGAAAAGATAAGAAGTCAGCAGAGTTAATGTCTCCTGCTTTTTATTCTGCTGGTACAACAAGAAAGAACGATAATGTAGAAGGCTGGGGTGGCTGGTGTGCAATAGATGTAGATGATTGCACCGAGGACTTACAAGAGTTCTTGGATAAAAAATGTAAAGACTATCACTATATTTGTTACTCTACTGCTTCATCCACAAAAGACTTGCCAAAGTTTAGACTTGTCTTTCCCCTTACAGAGTTTGTTAACAAAGACAATATTAAACATTTCTGGTACGCCCTCAACAAAGAACTTGGTGAAATGGGTGATATTCAGACCAAAGATTTATCAAGAATGTATTATATTCCAGGCAAGTATGCTAATGCATATAACTTTATCTTTACTAAAGAAGGCGAACCAATATCTCCCCATGATATTATGTCTCGCCACGAGTATATAGAAAAAAGTGGGAATTCATTCTTTGATAAATTACCTAAGAAGATGCAAGAGGCCATGATGGCTCACATGAAGTCTTCACTAACAAATACGAAAGTTACATGGACTGGCTATAAAGACTGTCCTTTCTTTCCAAAGAAATTAGAACAAGAATATAGAACGATTACAGGCAGTGGCTGGTATCATAAAATGTATCAGATTATGGTAGCACTGGCAGGTAATGCTATAAGTAATAAGTACCCTATCACTTCAAAAGAAATTGCATACTTATGTAGAGAGCTAGATTTAGATACGGGTAATTGGTATAATAAAAGACCATTAGATAAAGAGGCAGAGAGAGCCTTAGAATTTGTACATAGGAATAGTTTATGAAAATAACAGTAGTAGGTTCGGGTTACGTTGGTATGGCAAATGCAGTGATGTTTGCCAAGAAACATGATGTAACAATTTTAGACATTGATAAGTTAAGAGTGGCTTCAATTAATCTTGGAGTATCTACTATTGAAGATAAAGAAATATCTAATGAACTATCAGAAGGTAAGTTATCACTTAAGGCGACCCTGGATAAGAAGACGGCATATGAAGATGCTGACTGGGTTATAATTGCAACACCAACTGATTATGATGAAGCAACAAACTACTTTAATAC